GTTCTGCGCTTCAGGCGTGCTCAGATCGGCGGAAGACAGGTAGTTGCGGAACTCCAACTCCCGCTGCGCGGCCGCCAGTTCCTGCTGCTCCTTAAGGCGCTGGGCGCGGACGCCACGACCGGCCTCAAGCCCCTGCACATACGAGCCGAGGATGTTGACCGGCTCCAACTGGGTTGCACCGATGACTGCCATAATTACGCATCCCCCAGCGTACGTGAACCCGTCCAGTTAAGCGCCATCAAGCTGTTGCCGCCGCCTGGCGGTCTATCAAAATACCCGCCCCTAGACAGGCCGTAGCCCATGGCCGCTTGGCCAAGTGCGTTAGAGAGCGCGTTAGCTTGGCCGAGATAGCCAGACGCGCGAGCCTGACCACCCTGCATGAGCAGGTTGCCGACATTGGTGCCCATCTGGCCCGCCTGCCCTGCCACCTGCTGCGTAGCCGCTTGGCCCGCGCCGTAGAGGCTGCCGAGGACGCCGAGGCGGTTGCCGAGCAACGCTTGGGCGCGGTTAAAGGCGTTCATGTACTCCTGCGAACCCATCTCCTGACCGTAGCGCGCACCGGCGCGGATTGCTCCGCCGCCAAGGTACTGACCGCGCGCGGCCTGCATGCGCTCTAGCGCCTTCTCACCTTCCGCCAGACGGAACGCGTAGCCGGGGTCCATCTGCATGTCGGCGGCGCTAAACGGCCGGCCCAGCGAGCCGTACCCGGCCGAATCGGCGTCGCCGCCAAGGCCCAGCAGCCGCAGCATTTCGTTCTGCGACGTAATGCCGGCTTGCCGGAACGGCTCCTGTAGCTCAACCTGCCGCTCAAACGTTTCGCGCTGGAGTTGGGCAGCCTGATCGGCGGCCTGCTGCTGCGCTCTGGCGGCCTTGCTAGCCCCCCGCGACGAGGCGGCGGCACCGATTGCGGCGCTGCCGATAATTGCTGCTGCGGTTCCAATGGCCATTACGCCACCTCTCTTATAAACGTACGTTCCATAGGACGAAACCCTTTCCGCGTATACAGATTAGCCATCTTGCCTACGCGGTCATCTTCAAGGGCAATCATAAAAAGTGCGACTGCGCCTTTTGCGGATGCCCACGATTCAATCGTTTTGTACATGGCTTGACCAGCTCCTTTGCCCCGCGATTCGGGGGTCAGCCACCACCACAACTCCTGCACTACCATACTGGTCGGGCTGAAGTACATAGGGTAGAACAATGCACCGGCAATGCCAATAATCTTGCTATCGTCTTCAGCCAACCAGACGCCAACCGACGGATCGTGGATGGCGCGTAAGTAAAAGTCTGAATACCCATCCGCGTCAAACGGGATGACGCCGTGCATCGGGGACGCCGCATGGAACGCCTGCGCAAGCGGCAGGTAACGCGGCAAGTCCTCGGCGATGGCGTTGCGGACAATCACGAAATCTCTCGGCCCGAGGCGCGGATGTTGATGGCCGTGGCCGCTGACGCAATCGTTGAAATCGACCCGCCAGGCGCAAGCACGTGGCCGACGATTTCGGGAAACGTGTACGTCTCCGAGGGCAGCAGGGTTTTGCTTTTAATGATTAGGTTCTGGTTGCCGGCGTTATCAAACTGCGTCACAAGGTTGACCGAAATGGTCCGAGCCGACGTGTCGTAGTTAGTCGCCGTAAACTTGTCGATGATGGCCGACACGCCAGAGGCGCTGTACTGCGTCGTCTGGCTAGACTCGGCAATCTTGGCCGGGATTAAAACTCGTACGTTAACTGCCATGTGTCACCTTAGAACGTAAAGACCATACGAACACGGCCATTCCCACCGTTTTCGCCTTCGGCAAGACCGCCGTTGCCGCCATATCCGGCTGTCAAACTGTTATCGCCAACTATGCCTGTTGCCCCGGCGTTAGTGAACAGAGCTCCGCCGTTGCCGGGCGTATTAGTGGTATTGCCACCTGACGCCGATCCACCAGCGCCTTGGGTATACGACGGCGTGGAAGTGCCTTGCAGACCACCATTTGCCGTCATGGTCGTAATTGTGTAGGTGCCACTGTAGACGTTTGAGAACGTCCCCGCCGTAGCCGGGCCACCGCTGCCCCCAGCGCCTCCGGTGCCAACGGTGAAATTGATTGTTTTTAGGGGGTCGCCAACGCCAAGGACAAGCACCGTTTTGGAATACCCGCCGCCACCGCCACCGCCACCTTCGTAAACATCCGGCTCTCCAGGCGCGATGAAATACGTGCCGCCGCTACCACCACCGCCGCCCGCGCCCCAAACTTCAATCGTCGCGCCTGTTGCGCCAGCCGGAATCGTCACCGATCCAGAGCCGGGTTCGCTCGCATCATAGACGCCCGCGCCAGCGCCACCGGCACTGCCGTTAAAGAACGCTGCGAGGGTTGCGCCGCCCATCAGGTCAATCCTGCTCCGCTGATAAGCCAAGACGTACCGGCAATCTTAATACAAGTTGCTACGCCATTACGGGCAAGCGTTCGGGTGCCGGTCGTCGTGCTGTTAGCCAACGTCAACGTGTCTGAGGTAATCGCAATCGAAAGGTTAGTCGCGTTGACATTAATAAAAATTATGACCGTGCCGACCGGGAACGGAACTGACGAGTTAGCCGGGATTGTGAGCGTAACGCTGGTGCCGTTCATCAAAATTGACTTACCAGCATCCGATGCAATCAGCGTATAGCCCGTCGTTTTGCTGTTCTGCGGCGCATCTCGATAGCCTGCCTCATAGTTTGTGTTAGACGGCGCGTTATCGGGAATGAGAACCGTGCCCGTAAACGTCGGGCTGGCAATCGGCGCAAACTTGGCGTCCGAGGCCGTTTTGGTGTAGGCGTCCGTGATGCCGTAACCCGACAGCGTGTCGGGCGTACCGGCGATGTCCGCCCACTCAATGCCCTGCACGCTGAAGTCGTTAACACCCGACACGTCGTCGTACGTGCCAATCGTGACGTTCGCCGAGGTCTGAAGAACGAACTTGTATGACGCACCCTGCGTCAGCCAGACCGCATTAGCGGTCCTACCGGCGGCGTTAAGGACGATGGGGTTGGTATTAGGGGCAGCTCCAGAAGACGACGTATAGGTCGCCTGCGGGGTCGTGGTGCCCGCTGCATACGTGTAGAGCTTGCCGCCCGACAGGATATTGCCGTTGTTGTCGAAAAACTGTGCCCCGACACCGGCAAAAGGAGAAAGAAATACGCTCATACGTACACCTGCATAACGGTCAATATGATGGATGGAATCGCCGGCACGGGGGCAGCCGCCGCAAACGTCTGAAGCTGCACGTCAAGGCTGTCCACCGAAAAATATAACTGAAAATAGTCGCCGTTGGATAGCGGCAAGAAAAAGTTTGCAGCCGAGAAGATTTCGGCGTTGTTGCCCTGAATCTGAATCAACGACCCAGAATTGGCGACCGCCGTGCCGTTGATGGCGGGCCAAATGTAAAACCTGCCGCTACCGCCTGAAGTCTTGTCCACCTGAATAGAGAACTGCACGTTGTAGACGGCAGGCCGCGCAACTTTGATTTTGCTGCTATCCGCCGGATCACGGTAGACGCCATACGCCGTGTCGGCGTTGTTGTAAGTAATGGCTTTAGCCGTATTGATAACGGTCGCCGCTTGAGTCTGGGTTGAAAAAAACGACCCAAAATTTACTACGTTGGGTTCGGGATAGCGGGGCATCAGTTTAAGCGCCTGTATCTCCGACTCCAGCACCGGCACGGTGTCTTCTACCGTAGCCGCCAATGCCGGGGTCAACTCAAGGTCAGCCGTCGTAATCTGCGTCGTGCCTGCGCCTGTCAGCGTGAACTGGTTGTTTAGAAACCTAAACCATTCGCGCGAAATGAGGCCCGTCCGCTCGTCAATGAACGGTACGCGAGGCGCCGGAATGTTAGTGATATTAGGCACTGGTTCCGGCTATCCTGAGTTCAGCGCCCATGATTGCCGTCACCATAGGGTCGGCGGCAGATACTTCGTACACGCGATCGCGCGACTTGAGGGTTGCGCCAAGCCGACGCCAGATAACACGGGTCTGCGTTGCGCCAATCGGCCCAAGCGACTCCCACCGCTCGTAGCTCCAAGTGTGCCCGCCATCGTCCGACCAGCGCAGCATGACCTGCGGATTAACGACGCTGTTCTCCGGCTCGCCCTCGACAACGATGTTGCCAAGGTCTTGCTGCAAGATGTACCCAGGCGCTTGTTGCTCAAGGAAGCCGGGGTCGTCGTATAGCCCGCCCACGCCCGTCTGGCAGTCAAGCTGCAACTGGTGGTGGATGGTACGGGTTAGGTTGTTCTGGCCGGTCGGCAGCGCGCGCCATGTCCGCAGCCATTTCTGCAACTGCGTGTCATCGCGGAAATACCGCAGGTCAAACTCGTAGAGACGGCCATCTTGGAAATCTCCCAAAATCGGCTTGCCCTTAAAACGGGCATGACAGTTTGATCGATGGCGACGGAATTGACCTTTCTCAAACGCCGCGCGTTCATGCCAAGCACCGGTCGCGGCGTCATACACCCAAGTGGTGTTAGCCGTCGGGAAAATCAGCACGTAGAACGCGTGGCCGTCTTGCTGATACGTATACGCGATGGCGTCAGACAAATCAGTGTAGTTTTGGATGGCGAACTCGACCGCATGGGTCGAAACGCGCACGCCTTGATAGCCTTGTGCGCGGTATACGACGCCCTGTCCACGGGCGTCTGACCCCAACCAAAACACACTGTTATCCAGTTTTGCAACCGAATACGGCGCAAGGCACCCGATTTCGTTGTATGCGCCTTGGATGCGCGTCAACGGGAAGTCGGGGTCGCCCGAGTTGTACCAGACCTCAACGGAGTTGGTGCCAAACAGCCACGCTTCGCGGTGGTCTATGATGATGGATACCAAGCCGTCCGGCGAACCTTCGGCTGACGCGAAGTCAAGCGGATCAACCGACAGGCCATCAAGCAGCGCCGTCACCCATATACGCTGGCTGTTCGGCTCGTTAAATACGAAATACCCGTCCAAGTAGCCGACCGTGACTGCGCCGGGGAAGTCAGGGTCGGTAATCTCTTGGAACACGTTGGTGTTGTTGTTGTAGATGTATCCGTTCGGGTTACAGGCTACAAATATCTGGACGCCGTTGTCCGCCATAGACACGGCGTCGTTACCCGCGATGTCGCCCAGCTTAGTAACGTTAAGGTTCTCGTCAACCTTGTAAAACTCTTGACCCGATGCGACAAACAGCGAGCCGCTAAGCGGGTACAGCCCACGAATAGGGCCGCTGCCAACTTGCATAAACCGCCGCATACCAGGGCAACGCTGAAGATACGCAGGCTCCTTGCCGGCCTCGGGAATGACCTCGGGGTAGAGGTTCACCATCCGAGCATCGGCGGCGTTTACGCTGCGCGCAACGTAAGACGAGCCCAGGATCGGCGTCTTCATTAAAAGTTACCGGCGTAGATGTTGTACCGATTGCGACG